CATGTCACATAGTTTAACCCAAGCACAAAAGAATAAAGAAATAACTGAGTTCTTTACTAGATTCAAGTATTTTGGGCCAATTATTGTAAAAGAAAATATTAATGACGTTCTAGACGAAGCTTTAAACTATGACGTAGATTACTGTATAGTTCAAAGTGTAGGACACATTATTAAAGACGCAGCTTTTTTTACTTTTATTGAGAAATGGGTTGAAAAACAAGATTTTTTTATTACTGGTCATATTATGGACAAGAATAAAAAGAACATAAACAACCCAAGCGGTAAAGAAGGATATTATGGTTTACACAAGCAATGCATGTTAGTAAATCTTAAATATTATAAAAAATTTGATAAACCTGTATTTGGTGATAAAAGCTCAGGAGAAGAGTTTGTAATTAAGGCTGAAAGACATGTCAAAGATATACACGATGACTACACTCCTCTGTCTTTAAAACCAACAGAAGAACTTACTATATGTACTCCTTTAGTAGATGGGTGGAATTTTATTAATACTAGTTTAGCTAATGATCTAACTGTGTATAATTTCCATCCTAAAATCAGAGAACACAAGCAGTATATATACCCAACAACAAGCGCTGCTGAGTTAGAACATCAATTATCGTGGATTACTAATATAGTTGATTATGCTCAAGACTGTGTGTTTTTTTGGAATACAGAAAACTACTCTGATTTAAAATATGTAAATATAGAAAAACCAGTAAATAAATTATATGCTGTTGCAGCAAGTTTTAAGCCTAATATGATTTTAAATCACTATAATTTTACTGATGATTGCGAAGTTATTTATTACGATTATAGTAAGTCAGCGTTAGCGTTTAAAAAAATGCTTGTCACAGAATGGGATGGAGAAGATTATCCTAAGTTTCTTGATTATGCCCAACAGAAGTTTAGAATTAATGAAACAGGCGGAAACGAAACTCAGTCCTTATCTAGAAGAGAATTATGGGAAAGAGAATTAAAATGGTGGGGTTCCGAAAAAGCAATTAAAGAACATTGGAATAGATACAGGCAATTATCTCATAAATATATTCATTGTGATATATGTGTACATCCAGAAAGACTTACTTCTTTAGTTACTCCTGAAGAAAATTCTGTTATTTGGTGGAGTAACGCTTTTCACACTGTAGGAGCTCAATATTTAAGAGGAGTATCAGGTGTTAAAGCATGTTATGAGACTTGGTTAAAACAGATCAATAGTAAAAATCCCAATATCTGGATCTTAGGTAAAGATTACTTAGATCGACCAGTAGAGGGCGACAGATTGAAGGATTATTTAAGTGCTTATAATAGCCAAAACTAAGATTGAAGTAGACACTTCTTGGGTAGATCAAATGACTTTTAAAGGTCATGATGACCAAGATTTAGCAGGTAACGTAAATGCAGTATCAATTAAAAGTAATGATGGCGGTATTTATAGTTTTTATAGAAATAAACCTGTTGAAAACCCTGCTGATTTTAAGTTTACAAAATACTATAAATTATGTAGTTCTCTGATAGATTATTTTGAATTTGAGACAACTAGAATTAGGATACATAAACAAGACTCTGGTCAAACTATACCTATTCATACAGACGATAATAACATTAACGCAAAAACCAATGAAGATTTTAGGCTTAGAGCAGTTACAGCTCTCTCAGAAAGTGAAGATTTTATTTATCAATTTAGTTTAGCGGGCTCTATTGAACAGTTTAGTCTTAAAAAAGGTGAAACAGTACTTTTTGATCCAGATTTAGTAGGACATGGAATGATAAATCAATCAAAAACAGAAACTAGATATTCATTAGTGCAGATATTTAAAGCATATCCAGTGTCTCCTTGGTTAAAAGACTTTATTAACACTAAACAAACGGTAATTTTATGAATATTGACTTTGGTACTGCTTTTCACAAACCTAATGGTAATGCAGTAAAAGTAACGATTAACGAATTTAGAGACAAACTTTATCTTCACATTAGAGAGTACTCAATGGATGGAGATACAGGACAGTGGTATCCTACAAAATCAGGATTCTCAATTCCTGCAGATGAAGTAAGTTCTCTTATCCCCTTATTAGAAGACGCAAGTGATGCGGTAGCTCAGAGATATGTGTGGAACACGCAACTTGAGTTAGAATTGGAGCAAAAATGAGTGTAAAAGCTTGGAATGACGAACAAGAAATTGAACTAATTAAACTATATACTGAAGAAGGTCAAAAAGACGTTCATGAATTAGCAAATCACTTCTCAAAAGGTTATAGAAGTGTTATAAGTAAGTTAGTTCAACTTAAAATTTACGAAAAACCTATTATAGAAGATGAAGATAAATCTCAAACTGTAAAAGTTATGCTTCGTGAACTAGAAGATATGCTAGGAATAGAAGTTGATGGGGTAAATCTTAATAAAAAGGAAAATCTTTTTAAGTTAGTAAATGCAATTAAACAAAAGGTTACATAATGGCCTCAAAAAAGAAAAATAAACTAAATAAAGTGCATATGGTGCCAGAAGGCGAGAGCCGTAATAGTGCATCATATCACTTTATTCATGCAAAAACTTTAAGCCAACTTAGAGATGGTAAAAAGTTACGTATTCGTAGATACCACCCTGGTCTTAGACAACATGTCTGGTTTGTAGAAACTAGAATGCCTCCTCATTCAAAATAGGTGATATATAATGCACGAAAGCCACGAAGAATATATGAAACGCCGAATGCGAGAAGAAGAAATACCTGCTAAGTATCCACAACGTAAAAAAATCTATGAATCTCCTGATGGAGGTAAAACAGTATACGAACGTGAGTTTGGTACTACAAATCGCACTAAAATTAAGGATTGGGTCGATAGCTTTGTAAATGATCCAGGTGATCTTGAAATTACAGTAACTGAAACACCAAACTATAAATATAATGAAGATACTTTAATCAAAGAATTTAAAGCTTATATTGACGCTACTTATAGTCAGCACTATTCTCGTGATAAATTTCAAGCTACAGAGTTTATTATGGATGGAGGACACGGAACAGGGTTTTGTATCGGTAATGTATTAAAATACGCACAAAGATATGGTAAAAAGGGTACACAAGATGATGCTCGTAAAGATATAATGAAAGTTCTTCATTATGCTTTACTTCAGCTTTACGTGCATGATATAGAAAATGAACAATAAAATTCTATTTAAATTAGAAGAGATGTTTCATACATCTCCACAACTTTTGAGAAACGATGAAAAACTTCGGCAAGCAATTCAAGGTATATTTAATATTAGTATTGATAATGTAAACTTTACTAATGTAGGCGAATTAGTTGATAGAATTGATGAAGAAGTTTTACGCAAGTATTTTAGTGAAATTTGGCAACCAAAAACAAAGTCCTTTAAATATTCTGGATTATCAATTATTAATGAAGTAAATAGTTTAAATCCACGTGCTGTGCTAGATATTGGTTGTGGCTACAATGAGTTTAAGAGTAAAATTCAGAATCTTACTGGAGTCGATCCTTACAATAAGTGTGCAGATATTTCAACTTCTATTTTAAATTATGTCACTGAGAAAAAGTACGATGCTATTATAGCTTTTGGAAGTATTAATTTTGGTTCTACAGATAAAGTTTTTTCTGAGTTAGAAAAAGCTGTATCTCTTACAGCAAAAAATGGTAAGCTATTTTTCAGAGTAAATCCAGGACTACCTCATGATCCTCCAGAATCTAAATGGATTTCGTTTTATCCGTGGTCAACAAACTTTATAGTTAACTGTGCTGATTATTTTGGGGTTGACATTCTTGATATAAAAAGTGATAATAATGGTAGACTTTATTTCGTTTGGTCAAAACCTTTCGATTAACATATAGTTTAACAACGCTCTAGTAGAAGTTCGTTAAACTTTTAAAATCCGTGCTCTTCAGGGCATGGGTTTTTTTTATGGGCTAAACAATGTTACCAGAAATAATATTTTTTACAGGCGTACCAGGATCTCGTTGGAGTGGTATTGCTCAAGAAATTAAACAAAATCCTAGATATAATAAAACAGATCGAACCCCTACTCGTAAATACCTTCATGGTGATTATAGTGGTCACATTGACGCTTATTTTGGAACAGGTATGGAATTTGATTGTAGTTTAGATCAGGCAAATTTAAACAGACCTTTCGGTGATTGGAGCACCTCAGCAGGTTGTAAATTGTTAATGAGCCACGAGTGGCCTTATCATTTTGAAGAAATTACACAAAGGTATTCAGATGCGTGGATTCAATTAATTTATCGACCAGATTTGATAAGCTTTCTATGGTGGAAACAAGCAGGCGGATTTAACATTACATACCCAAACTACGACTGGTACAAAGATGAAGAGACAATGATGAAACGTATTAAAGAACAAAATCAGTTAATACTTGAATTTGGGCAAAAACATAAG